CCAGATCTTCCGTGTCAATGCTCCTGAGGGGTCAACGGTTGATGAGGCCATTGCTTATGTAGCAACGGATCTCTACCCGAAGTTTCTCGAAGCCAATAAGCCAAAGCCTGAACGAGGCATTGGACAACTGTTCACGCAGGGTCTTGCTCGCGGCACCGCGCAGACAGGCGTTCTTCTTGGCGATTATCTCCCTGCCCTTGCAGGTCGTGGCGTCCAGAGCGCAGCGGAAGGCCTTGGCTTTGAAGGTCTTGCAGGCGCTGCCGGTTCTTACGCAAAACGCCAGCTTCGCGAAGCCGCGCAGAGCGAGATGGACATCGCCAAGAAATACCCGCGTGAGTTTGCTTCTTACGAAGATATCACTGGCCCCCTCTCTGCTTTGCGTTATGGCGCAGAGGCACTGGGCGAAGGTCTGCCGTCCATTGTCCCCGGCATCGTGACGGGTGGCGCTGGCGCTATTGCAGCCCGTGGCTTGCAAGCAGGCGCTCGCGCAGCCGTAACAGGTCTTGCAACTGGCGCAGGGTCCGCGGCCCAGACTGTCCCAGAAGCCTATGCATCCTTGTTGAAGGAGACGGGACGCGAGGAGATTGGCGCTGCGCTGGTGGCTGGCGGTATCAACGCTGCCTTGGAATCCATCCTGCCTGCATCTGTCATCGGCAAGATGACGGGTCAAACCAAGCAAGCATTGATTGGCTCTATCAAACAGCGCCTCGGTCTCGGTTTCGTCGAAGGCGCGGTCATGGAGGGTCTCACCGAAGGTATGCAGGAAGCCGTAAACAAAGCGGCTCTGTCCTTCGTCGAAGACAACAAGGAGTTCTTCACGTCTGACAACTGGAAGCAGGTTCTTGATAGCGCCATCCGTGGTGCCATTGTCGGTGGTCCAGTGTCTGGCGTCACGAATGTTCTTGCAGGCAGCGCCGCGCCAAAAGAAGCACCGCCCACGGCCCCCGGAACAGAGGCACCTCCGCCTCCCGCAGCCCCGCTTGCTCCAACGGATACGCCAGAGCAGCGTGCTGTGCGTGAGGATCCTGAGACCATCGCACTTCTCACTAACCTCAACTATCAGCCAAGTGAGATCGGGTCGCTTCCGTTTGACGTCTTGCAGGACATCATTGCCAACAAGATTCCGGCAGAGGAGTTCTTCAAAAAGGCGCAGGCGCAACCCAAGCCGCAGCCCACAGAAGAAGGACCTGTCACTGGAACAGAGGCTCCGTTGAGTGCGGAAGGCGAGCCTCCGCCTGCAACAGCAGAAGCTCCTGTGGCTGCGGAAGCGCCGACTCAAATCGAAATGTTTCCGGAAATGCCTCCGATCCCGGCTGCGGCTGCCGCACCTGCCGAGGCTCCGACGCAAGCCCCCGTTGCGGAACAACCTACACAGCAGGGTGAGCTTCCGCTTACGGTGACCAAAACTCTTTATGACCTTAAGCCCTCTGAACTTCCGACTTACGACTTGCCTAAAGCCCTTGCGGGGGCAAAGACGCCGTTCAACTATCAAGGCACGAAGTTTGATTTGTCGTTTGCTAACGACATCGACAAGGCGCTGTACATTACATCCGGGGCGAAAAAGTCAAAGAGTGACGAGAAGTATCGTCAGTTCTTGCGCGACAAAGGTTTTGTCGATAGCGAGATCGACTCCTTTGGCAAGATGCTTCGCAATTTCATTAAAGTGTCTGTGATGGATCTGACGGTACAGGCTGGGTCAACAGGTGAAGTCGTCCCTATTGATTTCATGCGCAATATTGTACCAACCGCATACGCAAGCATTCTTGAAACGAAGGGCGTGACCGTTAAGCCTACGCCTGCTCCCCTCGCTGCTCCGTGGCAGACGCAATACTTTGGCCCATTGACCGAGCAAGGTCCGTCCCCAGAGACAGAGTTTGAGACGTTTGACCTTGACGGCGAGATGAAGCCCGTCCCCGTTCCGTTGTCTTTGGTCACAAGCAAAACCATCCCGGCTACGATGACCAACATCGGGGACCAGCTTAATGCGATTGTTCCCGGCATCGTTGATGTCATCAGAACCATTCACGCAAACCTCTACCCCGGAACAAAACTGGAGATCCGTCCCTCAACGGATAGCGATGCGTTTGCCAGTTACACACCTATCTTCACCCTTCCGGGTGAGAAAACTTTGCTGCGCATCAACGTCAACATGAAGGCGTTTGAGGAGAAGTTTAAAGGGGCAAAGGACAAGCAACAATACTTGCTTAAGACCTTGTTCCACGAACTGTCACATCCGCTTCAATACACACTCTTAAATGCTGTAGATCAAGCAACTTTCGACTCAGTCATCCAACAGTACATCAAAGCTCGCAACCCATCTGCGTTGGAACGCGCGCTTCTTAAAGATGCATTGGTAGCTGGCCGAGACAGCATCTCTCCTGAGTTCCGTCGTCAGTTCATGCAAAAGATGGGCTTGTTCGACGAGAGCGGAAAGGCCGCTGCCGCCGTTGCAGACCCGTGGAATCTCCCTGAGGCTAGCGAAGAAATCATTCGCAAGTACATGGAAAGCACCGGCCGTAAAGCCGATCCGACCTTGTCCGAGGAACTTCGTAAGGACTATTACCGTTCGTTTAACGAGTGGATTGCGGAAACTGGCGCTGCATGGATGACCAAGGAACTTGAAGGCCTTGTTCCTAAGACGACCTTTGAGAAGTTCCAGAAGACCGTTCTTGATGGTCTGCGTAATCTTTATCGCGCCGTTGCGAATGCTCTTGGTATTCAGCCTAGCGAAGGGGCTTTTGAAAAGCTTCTGCGCGAAGTCTATGGCAAGCGCATGGGAACTGCGCCTGTCAAGTCTTACGAAGCAACTCAGCGCAGTCAAAAAGATAAGCCGTACAAAGGTCAGATCATCACCCGCAACCTTGTAAGCGGTAAGTACACGGACGCTGATCTAAGGGCCGTGGGCGTTGAGCCGACTGATGTTGATCGTAACGTCAATGAGCCGCCTGCTCCAACAGGCGCTGCCGCACAGCAGCCAACCAAGACCTATAACGACATCCGCTATGTCTTGGCCCCACAAGACAAGTCGATGACCGGTCTCGTTGGCCGCATTCTTCGCAGCCTGACTGGTGCCAATCCGGGCGAGAGCTTCTCGCGTGCGCTTGTTCGCAACGTCGTCAACTCGAACATCCCCTTCCTTGAGCGCGAGGACCTTCGCAATCTTGGTAAGATGATTGAGGGCTTGATGAACTCGACAGGTCGTGTCATGGGCACGGTCCTGATTTCGCCCATGGGCTACAACCGCGTCAGCAAGACTTTCTATTTCCACAGCGGTCCTGACGACAAGTCCCTGAAGGATATCTTTGCAAGCATCGGCACGAAGAACGCCGAGCAGTTTCAACTTGTCGCCCTTGCTGCCCGTGAGTTGGCGCTGCGCAAAGATCGCAAGGTCTATATCAAAGGAAAGAATGGTGAGACCGTTCTTCCTGAGGCCCTTGCCAAGCTGACAGACAAAGACCTTCGGGACATCATCAACAGCGCCGACCCTGCGGTTAAGAAGGCGCTGGAAGAGTTCCAGAAGTTCAACGACAAGATGATTGAGATGTCCGTGCAAGCGGGTCTCATTCCTCGCAATCTTGCCGAACGCTTCAAGACGCTGATGTACACCCCCATGTACCGCGTCCAAGATCAAGCCTTGAAGGACGACCCAAACATCGGTCTCTTCAGCGGCATCCTTGATGCGTTGAAAGATCCGCAAGGCGTCACGGCGTACAAGAACAAGGTCGGTGCTCTTGAGACAGGTGCCATCAACGGCAACTTCTACGAGAACATCCTTCGCAACTACAACGCTATCGTCAGCGCAGCCGTTCGCAACATCGCCTATCAAGAAACTGCAAACGTCCTGACAAAGATTGCGCAGAACGGTGGCGACACAACGATTGCTGAGGTCTTTGATAAGCCCGTTGCTGGTGGCATCCAGTACCGCGTCAATGGCGAAGACCGGTACATGAAGATCTACGACCCGTCCATGTTCCAAGCTATTGCGGCCCTGTCGCCGCAGCAGAAGAACATGTTTGTCCGTGCGATGTCGTGGTTCACGGACCTCTTGCGTAAGGGCGTGACTGCCACTCCTCCTTTCCAAGTCCGCAACTTGATCCGCGGCCTTGTCGAATTGAAGATCAAGACAGGTATGCCTGTCATGGAGATCCTTCGCGGCACACTTGCTGGCGCAAAGGACACATGGAGCAAGGGCGACGCTTACCGTGAGATCCTTGGTCAGACTGGCTTCGGTGGGTTTGGTTTTGGCTCAGGGTCCGTGGACCAAGCTGCCTACTTGCAGCGCCTCTATAAGTCCCGCGAACTGTCGTGGACGCAATGGCAGAAGTATCCAAACGCTTTTATGCGTCTCTTCGATAACTTGGAAGCCTTCGGTGAGATCACCGAAATGGCTCCTCGTATCGCGTACTACAACTACCTGCGCCGCAATGGCATGTCGAAGAACGACGCGACGTGGGAAGCAGTGAACCTTGTCAACTACCACCGCCATGGTTCCGGCAACGGCATCCTTGGTAACGTGGTTTCAAACCTGATTCCGCTGACGCCGTTCCTCACGGCCCGTATCCAAGGCCTGTATCGTCTCCTTGAAAAGGGTACGGAAGGTGGCAAGAGCGCCTTTGGTCGCAAATTTGAAAAAGAAGACGTGCTTGGTATTCCAAAAGCGATTCTGACACGCGGCATGATGGTCTTTGCCATCAACGCCATGGTCAATGCGATGTATGGCGACGACGATTGGTACAAGAAGCTGACGGTGAAAGACCGCTTGTCCAACATGTACGTCAAGATCGGCGACACTATCGTCGCACTGCCGCGCGCGTTCGAAGTCGGTGAGTTGTTCGGGGGCCTTCCGACACTAGCGTTCGACAGTATGCGCAGGCAAAGTGGCGAGGAGGTCACGCGCGGCTTCTTGGAGTTCCTCAGCAAGACGTTCTTGCTTGACCCGGCCCCGCAGTTTGCGAAGCCTCTTGCAGAACTCTACGCAAACAAGAACTTCTACACCGGCCTGCCGATTGAAAACCTGTCAGACAAGCGCAGTCCCAAAGAAGAACGCTTCGACGAGTACACCAGCAGCTTTGCAAAGATGGCTGGCCACGTCGGCAAATATGTTGAACTGTCCCCAAAACAGATCGACACGCTCATCCGTGGGTATCTCGGCACATCAGCGACCTTGTTCCTTGGAACAGTGGACGCTTTGATCGGCACCGCAGGCACCAAGCCACAGGGCGTATTCGGAGATCCGAACAGCGTTGCAGGTGTGGCTGCGAACCTTTCCGGTGTTGCTTCGATCTTGAAGAACGAGAGCCAGTTGAACAACAAGTTCGTTGGCGACTTCTACGAGATCAAGCAGAAGGTGACAGAGATCGTTAACTCCATGAACGACGCAGCCACGCGCGGTGACGTTGAGACCATCAAGGCCCGTATGGAGCAGATGCCTCAGGCCCGCGGTCTCTACACATCCTTCAACGCAGCAAACGAGCGCCTGTCGCAAATCAACAAACGGATGGAGGCTATCCGCGCCCGTAGCGATATCCCTGCCGAACAGAAGACCGAGTTGCTTGAACAACTTCGCAAGACGAAGGGTCAACTTGCAGAGCAGATGGTGTCGGTTGCAGAGCGCGTTGGTGTCACACGATGACGAAGCGCCCCGTAAAAAGAAAAACAAGCCAAGTCCCCAGCCGTAAGTCTGGGGGTTCTCTCCTCGACCGCGCTATCGACACCATCAAATGGGTAGACAGTCCTTTCAAACTTTTTGTGGTGGTTCTATTAGGCATCCTTGGACTAAGTGGCTGGATCGTCTATCAAAATCAGGACAAGTTAATGACTAGGTTTGTGCTGTCCGAGCACATGCCCATCCTTGTCCCTGACGAGCGCATCATTCCTCTGTCCATGAATCTCATGCGGGATCTTCGTGCAGAGGCGATCCTCGTCCACGAAATCAATCTGTCAAACAACGCGCGTATCACTCGCGTCGCTCTTTCGCATGAAGGGCGACATGCTCCATTGGAGGGAAAGAAGGGAGCATTCTTCTCCGGGTCTCCAGCCCGGAACCATGCGGCCGTTTCGATGCTAAACGGGGAGGTCCTCTGCGAGACGTTTGAAGCGTCTTCAGAAGCAGGGGAATGGTTTGTCTCGAAAGGAATTACCTTCGCCTGCCGGGGATCCATACCGCCTGAACAGGGCAGTATGGTGGGCTATCTCAGTATTGGGTTTAAGTCTGTGCCCAAGGATATCACGGCGACAAAGGCACGGATTAACCAAACAACCCGTGAGCTTGCGAGATGATCCATGGACCCCGTAACAATCAGTTTGGTATTCGGAGCGGCTAAGACTGCATACGAAGCCATCAAGACTGGCATCAAGATTGGCAAAGAGATTCAAGGTATGGCTGGCGATGTCGCCAAGCTATACGGGGCGGTTGGTACACTAACAAGGCTTGCAGCAGACCCGCCAAAACCGAAGATGTTTTCTAAGGTCTCGGCAGAAGAAATGGCGATGGACATCGTCGTCAAACGCAAGCAGGCTGAGGAGTGGTTCAACCAAGTCAAGAACGAGTTCGTCTCGACCTATGGGTTGCGCGGATGGCAGGAAGTAGAAAAGGAATTGGCCCGTATCCAGAAGGAGCAGAAGGCTGCGCGCCTGAAAGCCCAGAAGGAAGCGGAAGAGTTCGCGAGAGAGATGACGATCATCCTGATTATCGGTGGGGCAGTTCTGGCAATCATCGTGGGGATTTTTGTAGTGGCACTAGCAGTCTAAGGAGCATGGACCATGGACCTTCTAAAAACTTTTGGCCCTTTGCTAGGCCAAGTAGCGCCTACCATAGCCACGGCACTTGGTGGCCCGCTTGCTGGAGTAGCCGTTCGGACGTTGTCGAACGCTCTGCTTGGCCGCGAAAATGGAAGCGAGGCAGAGGTGAAGGAGGCGCTTGAAGCGGCGACCCCTGAACAACTTGCCCAGATCAAACAAGTCGATGCCAACTTCAAAGTCCGCATGAAGGAACTGGACATTGATCTTGAGCGCATTGCCTCCGGTGATCGGGACAGCGCCCGCAAGATGCAGATGGCCAACAACGATTGGATCCCTCGCCTTCTCGCGGTCATGATCACGGTCGGCTTCTTCGGCATTCTTGTATGGATGTTGATGAAGGGTATGCCGCAGACCGGAACAGAAGCTTTGCTGATGATGCTTGGCGCTCTCGGCACAGCATGGACTGGCGTGATCAACTTCTACTATGGTTCCAGCGCAGGCTCGAAGCAAAAGAACGACCTGCTTGCACAGAAGGATAAGTGAGATGGCGGCAGAGAACTGGGAACAATGCTTTGCAATGGTGCTTAAGCATGAAGGTGGCTATGTGAACCACCCGAAAGATCCGGGCGGCATGACTAACCTTGGCGTCACGAAGCGCGCTTGGGAACAGTATGTCGGCCATGAGGTGGACGAAGCGACTATGCGCGGTCTCACCCCGGAAAAGGTCAAGCCGTTTTACAAGGCAATGTACTGGGACAAGATCAAAGGTGATCTGCTCCCGTCTGGTGTGGACTACGCTGCTTACGATCTTGCCGTGAACTCAGGCGTTGGTCGTGCGGCCAAGTACCTCCAGCAAATTGCTGGCGTCACAGCAGACGGGGTCATTGGACCAAAGTCCATGGAAGCGATCCTCGCCTGCGATCCAGAGGAGACGGTTGATTCAATCTGCGACCGCCGCCTTGATTTCCTCAAGGCCCTGCCGACATGGGACACGTTCGGCAAGGGCTGGGGTCGTCGTGTAGCAGAGGTTGAGGCCAAGGCCACTGAGATGGCCAAGGGCTAAATCAACCACTCCTTGTAACCTTCCTTCAGAACCTCCGTGGCCACGTTGATTTTATCGCGTAGGGCACGGAGGATTTTTTCGTCCACTGTTCCTTCTGTCACGATATCAATATATGTGACGTTGTTGCGCTGACCGATTCGGTGAGCGCGATCCTCACTTTGCAAGCGCACTTCGAGATCATAATTGTTCGAGAAGTAGATCACGGTGTGAGCCTCTGTGAGGGTCAGGCCGTATCCACCAGTGCGTGGCTGACCAATGAAGAAACGAAGCGGATGATCCGGATCCTGAAAGTCTTTCACCATTTGCTGTCGCTCTTCCGGCGACGTCTCACCGTAGTACGTTCCAACGGACTGCGGACCATACTCCTTGGCCAACGCACCTTTGATCATTTGGATATCGTAGGTGTAGTTCGCCCAGATAATGACCTTGCCATCAACTTCTTCGAGGGCAGCGAGCAGTTCGTCAAACTTGTCCGACTTCATCTCTATGACCGTACCGTCGTCGGCCTTGAAATAACCGGAACAGATCTGCTGCAAGCGGAGGATCTGCGTCAGTACGTTCTGCGCTGTGAGCGTCTTACCCTCCAGCTCTGCAATCGCGGCCTTCTTGACACGCATATAGATAGTCGCTTGTTCATCCGTGAGTTGGACCATGCGCTTGGTGTAGACCTTTTCGGGGAGGTCCAAGCAGTCCTTCTTCAGAATGCGGAACGAAAACTTGTCGAGCCGATCCGATAGCTCGTTAAGGTTTTGGTAACCAACGACCTGATTGAACGAGTGCGTGCCGACACTGCGCTTCATCAAGCGGCAGTAGCGATTCTGGAACGAGTAGAAGCTGGAGAATCCCAACAGCCATTCGTCTAGGAATGCACACTGTGTGTACAAATCCATCGGTGTCTTGGTGATAGGCGACCCCGTCATGATGCGACGATGCGTAGCCGCCTTGCCCACCTTGATGATGTTCTTGGTGCGCTTGGCCTTACCATTCTTGATGGTCGTGCTTTCATCGACCGCCATTAGAACCTTGCGCGATTTCAAGAACTTGGTGGCAAAGGCCACGCCCTTGTCCGTCGAGAAGGCTTCGACATTCATTACGACAATCTTCAGGTTGTCGTCATCAGCGAACGCTTCAGCAAGATGCTCTAGGTTCTTCTTGGACGTTGCTGGATTCCAGACGATCACGTCATGGATGATGTGGTCGGGCAGATGCTTCGGTAGTTCGATGGTCTCCCAGTTCTTGTACACACCCTTGGGTGCAATAACGAGAAGCCCTTCAATCGTTCCGCGATCATAAAGCATTGCCACGCTGTCAATAAGGATCTTTGATTTGCCTGTGCCCATCTCGGCAAACAGTGCAAACTCTTCACGATCCCAAGACTTTCTAAGCGCATCAGCTTGATGCTGATACGGCTTAAGCCTGAACTTGTAGCGATCAACGATGTCCATGGTCCATTGCCCTTTCTGTCGGCAGGGTGAATAAGATAGACGAGAAAAAAGTTTTCCGCAACCCCGCTTGACAAGCCCCCGGTGATTCGAGTTAGGATGCGTGCGTCGAACGGGAGAAAGCCGTGACTGTTTACATTACACAAGAAGTTCGTGGTCGTGATTTGTCAGATGCTCTGACATTTGGCGAACTCGACATCTTGATCCCGGCAAAGGATCAAGTCTCTCTTTCGGCCATGCCTACGCTTCGTCGGATGGAGCGCAAGCTGGCTAGATTTACGTCCGACGACTACCTGATGCTTTCCGGTGATCCCGTCTGCATTGGGATAGCATGTGCTTTGGCTGCGCTCGCAAACAACGGACGCTTCAAAGTACTGAAGTGGGATCGTATCGACGAACGGTACTATCCAATTGAAGTGGATCTGTACCACAGTACGAGGAGATAGAAAGTGGACCTCGAAGAAGCAGCTATGCAGTTGTCGCAAGTTGACAACAACGATCTCAAGCAGGTTGCGGCGCTTGTGCGTCAGCAACTTATCTTGGAGCAACGTGTAGAAGATCTGACCGCCGAACTGAAGAAGGCGCAACTAGATCTCGCACATGTGTCTGGTGAAGCTTTGCCTGCCGCCCTAGCAGAACACGGCCTCACAGAGTTGAAGATGGCAGATGGATCGAAGGTTACGGTTGCGACTGTGATCAGTGCGAACATCTCCAAAGAGCGGTCTGAAGCGGCCCATCAGTGGCTGCGAGACAACGGGTTCGGTGATCTCATCAAGAACACTGTCTCCGTTACATTTGGGAAGGGCGAAGACGAGAAAGCTGTCGAGTTGGTCAAGGAATTGGACTCGGAAGGTTTCAATGTCGATCAGAAGGAAGCTGTTCACCCAAGCACTTTGAAAGCCTTCTGCAAGGAACAGATCGAAAAGGGATCTGAGATCCCCTCCGAACTGTTTGGTATTTTCATCGGTCAGAAGACCACCATTAAGAAGGGCTAACACCATGGCTAAGAATGCCGTCGCCACACAGGCGCAGTCCACAGCAGTTGCTGTTGCAGAAGAGTTCGAACAGTTTGCAAACCTCGGCATGGACCAAGTCCGTACTGAGGACATGTCGATCCCGTTCTTGCGTATCCTCGCGCAGCTTTCACCACAGGTGAACAAGCGTGACGGTGCGTATGTGCCGGGTGCAGAAGCAGGCATGATCTATAACACAGTTGCCAACGAAGCCTATGATGGCGACAAGGGCATCCTCGTTGTGCCTTGCTACTACAACCGCCGCTATGTCGAATGGAAGCCCCGCGAGAAGGGTGGTGGCTACGTCGCATCTTATGATGTTGACGACAAGGTCGTGCATACGACGCATCGCGATGACCGCGGTAACGACGTATTGCCGAACGGCAACCTCCTCACTAACACCGCACAATTCTTTGTGCTGTTGCTTGGTGAAGATGGTATGCCGCAGCGTTGTCTGCTGACCATGACGAGCACGCAGTTGAAGAAGGCTCGCAAGTGGGTCACGCAGATGCAGTCGCGTACTGCCATGGGTAAGAATGGCATGTTTGTGTTGCCCATGATGTCGCAAGTCTACCGTCTCCGCACGGTGGAAGAACGCAATGACAAGGGGTCATGGTTCGGTTGGGAAATCGGCCATGAGCGTCCGCTTGATCTCGCTAGTGAGAAAGCAATCTTCGAGATGGGTGTTGCGTTCGCGAAGTCTGTTCGCGCTGGCGAGGTGAAGGTCAAGGAGGATCAGGGCAGCGAGGGCTTCTCGTCTGCCCCGTCCCATGACGACACCACTGTGTTCTAACATCAAGGTCCGGGGGACTGCCTACGCGGTCCCCCTTTTCTCAGAGGCCATAGAAAATGGACCTTGCTGCAAGGTTTTTTGCGCTCCTCGCTGGGAGCAATATTGCGCACGGCACATTCAATGTGCAGAGCGACAGACAGCGCGACGGGAAGAAACAAGGGCAGGCTCGCATTCTCCGCGAACCTCCGACCGTGGACCATTGGCAAAAGCATTTGAAGGGTGAGGTCGGTCTCGGCATCATCCCGATCAAAGCGAACAACCATTGCCATTGGGGTGCGATTGATATCGACGTCTACAATCTTGATCACTCCGCACTAATCAAGCAGGCAGAGAAGCACAAGCTTCCTGCGGTGGTGTGCCGTTCCAAATCTGGCGGCGCACACATGTTCTTCTTTTTCACAGGCGAGATAGCCGCTGCCGACTTGCAGCCGAAGCTTGTTTCTATCGCAGCCCTTCTTGGATACGCTGGATCGGAAGTATTTCCGAAGCAGCAAGAGATCCTCGTTGATCGCGGCGACACTGGCAACTTCCTCAACATGCCCTACTTCGCTGGGGACCGAACAACCCGCTTCGCATACAACGACAAGGGAGAAAGCCTTGGACCAGAAGAGTTCCTCCAATTTGCAGAACATCGTCAAGTTGATCCTGAGTCCTTCCTCGATCATGAGACTGAGCCAAAGAAAGCGGAAGAGATCCTCCCGAAAGGACCGCCTTGTCTCCAACAACTCGCTGCCCAAGGTTTCGGTGAAGGTGGTCGTAACAACGCCCTCTTCAACCTCGGAGTCTATGCTCGCATGGCTGCCCCCGACAAATGGGAAGATAGGATCCATCACTATAATAAGACTTTGATGGTTCCTCCGCTGGATGACAAGGAAGTCAACATCATCCTCGCGCAGCTACAGAAGAAAGAATACTTTTATAAATGCGACGACCAGCCGATTGCATCTTACTGCAACAAGGAAGTCTGCATCGGTCGCAAGTTTGGCATTGGCCCCGGACAGAAAGCAAATGACCTTGCATCACTGACCAAGATCAATGGCGACCCGCCGATCTGGATCTTGGACGTTGACGGCAAGCGTGTCGAACTCGGAACGGACAGCCTCGTATCACAGAAGCAGTTTCAGAAAGACTGCCTCAATCAAATCAATCTCTACCCCAAGACGATGAGCGAGAAGGCGTGGGCTGCGCGTATGCAAACGCTGCTCTCTGCACTGACCATCATCGAAGTGCCGCCGGATGCGACGGCCAAGGGTGAGTTCGAAGAACTGCTCACGTCATTCTGCTGCGACCGTGCGCGCGGTGTCGAGAAGGAAGAGATCCTGCAAGGCATCGCCGTATGGACAGAGGAGTGCGTGTTCTTCCAACTCCGTGATCTTCAGAAGCATCTCAAGGCCAACAACTTTACCCGCTACAGCAATGTACAGGTTGGTCTGCGGCTCAAGGACATGAAGGCCGAGAAGGCGCACTGGAAACTCAAGGGCAAGACGATGCACCTGTGGGTTCTGCCGCAGGCGTTCTTTGCTGGCGCTGAAGACATCCGTCTCGAACTGCCGCCCCTCGACGTGCCGGACATCCTGTGATGCACATCATCCTTGGACCACCCGGCACTGGCAAGACGACCAAGCTCCTGACGATGGTCGAGGAGGCAATGGACCGTGGGATTTCTCCAGAAAGAATTGGGTACTTTTCTTTCACCAGACGTGCTGCGGAAGAGGCCATGCAACGAGCCATGCGCCGCTTTCATGTCTCCTTCAAAGACCTGCCCTACTTCCGGACTCTGCACAGCCTCGCCATGATGCGGGCGGGGATCGACAAGAAGCGCGTCATGCAATGGCAGCATTACGATGACTGCGCTCGGTGGCTGAAGGTGACCCCGTTCAAAGAGGTGCGGCCTGCGGACGAAGGCCCGTATCAAGAATACGGCATGGGCGACCGCTTCCTCGAAGTGATCAACATGGCCCGCATCTGTCTGCTTCCCCTGCGCGAGGTCTACAACCGTTCAACTGTTCCACAGACAACCGACTTCTCGAAGGTCGAGTATGTGGACAGAGGGCTGCGTGCGTACAAGAAGGCGCACGATCTGTACGACTTCACCGATATGCTGGAAATCTTCATCAAGCAGAAGCTGTCGCCGGAGTTCGACATCGTCTTCATCGACGAGGTGCAAGACCTGTCTCCCATTCAGTGGCAGATGGTCCATCAGATCGCCGAGCGCAGCAAGCAGGTCGTGATCGCAGGCGACGATGACCAAGCCATCTACCGCTGGGCCGGGGCCGACGTCGAGTACTTCATCCGCATGGAAGGAACGACGGAAGTCTTGGGGCAAAGCTATCGCATCCCTGCCTCGCACCACGCGATGAGTCAGCGCCTGATCCATACCGTCCATCACCGCAGGCAGAAGGAGTTCTTGCCGAGGCCTGACGAGGGCGGTGTGATCTGGCACAGGCACAGCGAAGAGGTTGATCTCGAACAGAACGACTGGCTGCTTCTTGCCCGCACACGCAAGCTTGCAAAGCAGTTGGAGGAAGAGGTCCGCCAACGTGGATTGCTTTACTCCTTCAGCCTGTCGAATGACATCGACCACAAATCGCTCGACGCCATCCAGATGTGGGAGGCGCTGCGCAAAGGCGAAGGCCTGATGGCAAAGGACGTGCGCGCCATCTACCGCCAGATGCTTCTTAACAAGCAAGTGCAACGCGGCCACAAGACGCTGCCTGATGTGCCGGAAGACTGCGTATTGACCATGCAAGATCTGGTGGCGAACCACGGCCTACTGACCACGGCCCCGTGGTACGAAGCTTTGGGTGCAATCCCAGACAGCGAAGTGGTATACTACAAAGCGTGCTTGAGGCGCGGCGAAGACTTCACACAGAAGCCGAGGATCCGGATCTCAACCATTCACTCGGCCAAGGGTGCGGAGGCAACAAATGTTTTGCTTGTCACCGACTACCCACAGAAAGTAACGGGAAGCGTGAGGGATGTTCATGAGGCTGATGACGAGAAGCGCGTCTTCTATGTCGGTCTCACAAGAGCAAAGAAAGAGTTGCACTTGATCCATCCAATGCATTCGAAAGGGTTCCCGCTGACATGAACATAGACACAGAAGTGTATGCCGTCTGTGCCTGTGGCAAGGACGAGATGATCACAACCCTGCGGAAGGTCAAAAACTCTTGGCCGTTCTGCACCTGCAAGCAGTCGATGAAGGTGACCAATGACGTTCCAGTATCAGCACGAAACAGAATGGGTGATGCCGGAAGTCTACCCGGATTTGTCCGGCGAAAGATTGATCGCAATCGACCTTGAAACCTACGACCCAGATCTGAAAGAGACGGGCGCTGGCTGGGCCACCAAGAAGGGCCACGTCATTGGCATTGCGGTGGCCGTGGAAGGCTGTGCTTGGTACTTCCCTATCCGACACGCCAACGGTGGCAACCTTGACGCCCGGCGCACGCTGGGCTGGCTGCGCAGCGTATGTGCGATGGAGGACTGCACCTTCGTCTTCCATAACGCCATGTACGATATCGGCTGGCTGAAGCATGAGGGCGTCGAGATCAAGGGCAAGATCGCTGACACGATGGTGGCTGCCCCGCTGCTCGACGAGAACCGCTTCAGCTATTCTCTTAACAACCTCGGCTACGACTATCTCAAGGAGCGCAAGGACGAGCGTGCGCTGCGCGATGCGGCCAAGGAGATGGGCCTCGACCCCAAGAGCGAGATGTGGAAGCTGCCCGCCCACTTCGTCGGTCGCTACGCCGAGCAAGATGCGGCGCTGACCCTGCGTATGTGGCGGCATATGCATAGCCTGATCGTCAACGACGAGATGTCTTCCATCTTCGATCTCGAAATGCGCGTCCTGAAAGTCTGCCTTGCCATGCGCGAGCGCGGCGTGCGAGTCGATCTGG